TTACTTGATTTCGACGATATCGAGACGGTTAGCGAGAATATCCGTGTCTTCATCTTCTGGCTGCCAGCCTGCGGGCTGCAACGGAATCTCTTCTCTGTCGAAAGCTAAATCGCCGCCGTTCACTACTTCTGCGCCGTGTTTCAGACCTTTGAAGTCGAACCATTCGGTATCGCACAGATGCGAAGGCACCACGTTTTGCATCGCGCTAAACATGGTTTCGATGCGGCCCGGGTAACGTTTGTCCCAGTCGCGCAGCATATCGCCAATCACCTGACGCTGCAGGTTCGGCTGAGAACCACACAGGTTGCACGGAATGATCGGATACGCTTTCGCTTCAGCGAAACGTTCGATGTCTTTCTCGCGGCAGTAGGCCAGCGGGCGAATAACAATGTGTTTCCCGTCGTCGCTCATCAGCTTCGGCGGCATCCCTTTCATTTTTCCGCCGTAGAACATATTCAGGAACAGCGTCTGCAGGATATCGTCGCGGTGATGGCCGAGGGCGATTTTGGTCGCACCGAGCTCAGTGGCGGTGCGATACAGAATACCGCGGCGCAGACGTGAGCACAGTGAGCAGGTGGTTTTGCCTTCCGGGATCTTCTCTTTCACGATGCCGTAGGTGTTCTCTTCGACAATCTTGTACTCAACGCCGAGCGTCTCGAGATAAGCCGGGAGAATGTGTTCCGGGAAGCCCGGCTGTTTCTGATCGAGGTTAACGGCGATCAGACTGAAGTTCACTGGCGCGCTCTGCTGCAAATTGCGCAGAATTTCCAGCATCGTGTAGCTGTCCTTGCCGCCGGACAGGCACACCATAATGCGATCACCTTCTTCAATCATGTTGTAGTCGGCAATGGCTTCGCCCACGTTACGACGCAGGCGCTTTTGAAGTTTGTTCAGGTTGTACTGGTCTTTCTTTGTAGCTGATTGATTATCTTGCATTATTTACTGTCTCTGAAACCAAAAGGGGCATATAAGGGGCAAAGTTTTTTCCGTCAGAGTGCCAGCTTATTATTCAGCATTCGCACCTGATCGCCGCTCAGTTCTTCGATCCATGCTCCATAGACCTCGAAAACCATCTGCGCATTTTCGTGCCCCAACTGGCTTGCAATAAACGACGGGTTTGCACCGGCTGACAACAGCCAGCAGGCAAAAGTGTGCCGTGTATGGTACGGATTCCGGCGCCGAATGCCAGCACGTTTTACGGCTGCTTCCCACCTGGCCCCGATGCTGGAGACGCTGTAATACGGTTTCTGCTCGCCTTTACGTACCCGCGGCATGAAAACAAAGTGAACGCTCTGCGTTTCGGTTTTGCCGTATTCCCGGTGGTAATACGTTATTTTCGATCGTGGTTGCAGCCCCGTCAATTCACGCTGAGCTTTCAGCGCCTCCAGCGCGGGCGCCAGCAGCGTCAGTGTGCGAGTGCCGGCTTCTGTTTTTGGCGGGCCGAATGTATTCAGTATCGTCAGATTACGCCCCACCGCGACAGTGCCCGCCTCCAGATCGATGTCTTCCCAGGCAAGCGCCGCCAATTCTCCGTGACGCAGGCCAGAGTAAACAGCAAATTTCCACATGTTCAGGCTCTGGCCTTTTTCACTGGCGATCAGCTGCGCAAATTCAACTTTACTCAGCGGATCAGGAGCGGCTCTGCTTTTCTGCATTTTTTTGATCCCCTCAAAGGGCTTGTGACGGATAAAGCCTGAATGATGCGCGAAGCGGAGGAGACTGCAGAGCAGAGAAATATAATTATTAACGGTGCGGACGGTGCGCCCGGTTTTATTCCCCCTGGCGGCTTTGCGGTAATAAGTCTCACCGTTCAACAACTCGTTGCGGTAGTTCAGTATATCGCTGTGTCGGATTGATTCGACGGGGGTATTTTCATTGATGATGAATTTAAGCGTTTCGATCTGAGACTTCGTTTTGCGCAGGGTGTTTGCCGCCAGTTCGGTTTCTTTAACAGCAAGCCAGAGGGTGGTCAGCTCGCCCAGCGAACGGACAGAAACGGTCGTGACAATTTTGGAGGCTTTTTTTGAGGTGGGAAAGCGGGTCTGATAATCAAACTCGCCGAGCGTTATTTCACTAAGGACCAGCGCGCGGAGGTTTCCCGCTTTTTTTAGGTTGGCTGGCGTTACTGACCAGCCCTTGAGGATCTCGCGGCATCTTTTCCCCCGGAACATAAACCAGACACAAATACTATTCCCTCTGATTTCGACGCCCGTTGGTAATGCTGCCATGATTACGAATCCTGAATGAATTTGTTAATTTTTGGATAGTTGTACCAGGTCGTTCCCCGCTTACTCGCCGTATTCCCTTTTGAAGAAACACGTTTGAAATGAACTCCCTCGACCCAACAATCCTGCCGATAATTCTCAATTTGTTTTTTCCCCAGCCCGGTTAGTGTCGTCAGTCCTTGCTCGACAACCCATTCAACTGCTAATCGAATTTCCGACATACACACCTCAGACCGGCCAGCAAGGTAACGCTGACCGGGTTTCAAAACTGATTGATGATATTCACTTTGCCTGCTTTTTGAGGCTGGGGTTGCAGCGTTGAGCGATTATCTCAACTCCGAGCGCTGTCTGCTGCATTCCCGCAAGGTTGCGTAATTCAGTTTGTGCCCGGCGCCATAGGCCGCGAGACTCAAGGCTTTTGATTAGCTCTTCCTTCTGCTCGATTTCTTCCGATGTAAAGACGTGTGTGCATGCCTTTTGCCGAGGGGCGGGGCTGTACTCTGGCGAAGCAGAGTAAATACTGGTGCGCTCGACTTTCTCGCGTATTGCCTTACTTTCCCGCACGAGTTTACTGAGTACCGAACTGCACGAGCTGTTGTCGAGCCCGACCGCCTGGGCAACAACTGAAATAGTTGACCGTGGGTGTGCATAGATAAAATTTGCTACCTGCGTTTTGATGGGTGTTGTCATAGAAATTCCAGCCCCGGAGGGCTGGCCTCCGTTAGCGAACCTGCAGGGATTCCGCGCCTGTTTCCAGATGCGCACCTTTGACCTCTTGCCCGCATCGATCGCTTCTTTAATTTTCTTGCGGTCGGGGGTGAAGCTGGTCATCACGTCGCCGTATTCCGTGGGGATCTCGTCGAGGTTATCGAACACCACGCTGATACTGCCTTTGCGAACTGTCAGCGTGTTGCGTTCTGTCTTAAACGTTTTGAGGCTGGCGGCCTGCATACACTGAAGAATGTAGCCCTTCAGGTGTTTGGCCTGGCCTTCGAAAGATTTCCTGCGATCGGCAAGGCGCGCCACTTCTTCTGACACTGTTTTGGCCTGGCCTTCGAGATTACGTACCAGCGCCATCATTCCGTCGAACTTATCGCCCAGCGTCAATTCTTCCCCTTCCAGGGTGTCGGCGATATCTTCCGGGGAAAACTCCCCGGACTCGACAAGCGCCTGCAGTTTGGACATGTTCGCGGCGATACTTATTGCGGTATTGTTCTGGCTCATGCTGATTGTCCTTCCGACAGTTCTTTGATGCGCTGGTCTTTGATTGTTGCCAGACGGCGCAGGCGGCCCGCAAGGTAACTGGCATGCTCTTTGTCGCCTTTCGCGTCTGCTGCTTTGCGGTGTGCCTCGGCTTCGCGAGCAATAGTGTCGTAAACCAGTTTGGCCTCGTTCGGCGTGACCGCTTTTTCCAGCGTTGCGGCGTTCGCGGTGAGTTTGTCATCCAGCTCTTTGCGCAGGCGGGTAACGTCTTCGGCTTTATCGCTGGCGTTTTTAATTGCAAATTCGGTGGCGTTCTCTTGTTTGTATTCTTCCCGGTCGTAATGCCCGAGCCATACGTCAGCTGAGAAGCCCAGCAGGGAGAGACTTTTTTTGATCGCATCAGTGAGAGATTTTTTCAATACTTCACTGTCGCAATAAATTTTATTGCCTGAGGTCATGTACATATAAGGCGTGGCACCGTATTCCTCGAAACGTCCCTTTTTGCCATTTTCATTCATGTACCAAAATTCAATTTTCAAACTGTGGTTCAGTTCAGTAATCAGCGTGCCATCTGCATCACGAATAAGTTTTTTGCCTACGAATTGTTTATTTTCGTAAATAGCTTCGCTCATTGGTGCGCCGGGCAACATGCGATCTTCTGTTATTTCGTAACCCCAGCCGGTGCCGACAGGGCCGAAAATTTCGGTTGCGCGCATAACCATATATTCTGCATTGATGCTGGTTCCGGAGAAGCCGGTGCCTGAAAGGTCTTTGGTGTAACGCGGATCAGTTCGCATCACACTGCGCCAGATTTTTAGATTGTCTTTATCTTCATTCAATTCGTTATCCAGTATTTCGGCAATCTCCCGGAAATTAGAGTGCGCCGCAACTGGTGCGCTGGTTTCAGCCAGGTCAACGTTACCGGGAATTTCTGCCTGCGCTTCACCTGTCAGCCCTGCTATGGTGAATTTTCCGTCGCCGAGGTTGGTTACATCTGGCTGGTTGCTGTCTGGCTTTTGAGCGGGCGGTGCGTCTTTCAGCTGCTGGTATTCTTCTTTGCTAATTTCGCTGCAGCCTTCGGCAACGACCGCCTCAAGCTTCGCCAGCTTGTTGGCGCGGCCTACCTGCCCGTCGGTGGTGCGGTAGTAGAACGGGCCCTGGCGCTCTACTGGCGGTGTTTCAGCAGAGCTATCAGATTGTTGTTGCTCCACAGTGCCGGTTTCGTTTTCCGGTGTTTGCTGGGTAGTCTCGTTGCTGCCATCTTCGATCACGCCCTGTGTCTGCAGGTAGTCGTCGATGTAGTCATTGAGCCGCGTCGGTGTTTTATAAATCTCCGGATCCTGTGTGTTACGCACCAGGCCGAAAATGGTAGGGCGGTCGTAGGCGAGAATGTTTTCGCGGGTTACGATTGCTGCAGACCAGCGTTTCCAGTCTTCGCGATCGTCGGCAATGATGCCGTCGGCCCAGCGGGAGATTGACGGGTCGGTTTTAGCCGGGTCAATATCACCAGCCCACAGCGCATAGGCGATCTCTTTATTCAGGGTGCGGTAAGTGTGCTGGTATGCGCGGCCTTCGTAAGTGGTGGCGGTTGCTGCTGCAACAACCTTTTCGCGTTCTGATTCATTCAGTGCTTCTTTGCGTTCTTTGTTGTGCTCTTTCAGCCAGATTTCCAGAGCAGCTTTCATTTCTGGCCACTTCTTCGTCGGCTTGCACTTCTCGCGGATATAAGCGATCGCTTCCAGCTGGCGATCCGGATACATAGCCGAGATTGCTGGTGTTCTGACGATGGTTTCGACGATATGCCCGTCGAAGGTTGCAGCGTCGTCCTGCGTTAAATCCATGGCGGCCGTCAACATATCGGCGGTCGCTTCCGTTGTGCCAAACTTCACCAGTACCGCGGCCTTAAGAGTTACCGACAGCTTTTCGAATTCCACAAAATCCGGTTCGCCCTCTGCTCCCGGATCGCAATATTCCGGCAGTTTTGTTACCGGGTTCCAGTAGAAATGCGTCAACACTTCCTCATCCCACACGTCGAGCGGCCCGGCCGGTAAACTTGTCGCTTCTTCATAAACGACCAGTTCATAATCTTCGTCGTTCGCTTCCGGGTACTTCTCAATAAAACTCACTGTACCCATTGCGCGCGCCTGGCGAAGATTTGTAGCATTGAATTTAAGGGTGGTTTTTACAGCGCCGTTTTCCATAACTATTTTTTCGTTAGGGATGGCGTATAAAATAAAACGTGGGTTGCCCATGATTATCTCCCTGAATTAATGTTTTAATGAAGGTTTAAGGATTTCTGCCAGCAGTAAACCTGTGACTATCGCGTGGGCGTTAATTCCGCCGGGTGAAAACTGGATTGATTCCCGCGGCAACTTGGTAAACCCGCTGAAAAGAGCAGTGGCGGCGCATACAAGACAGTCGAACTCTTGCAGCAAGCCGAGAGAGTTAAACGTGGTTACAGTTGGGCGCCCGGCGGCATCAATATCTTTATAATCAATGTGAACATAGCCGATACTCACACCGCCGACAGACAACTGTGAAACTTCACACGCTTTATTTTTGATTATTACAGCTGTGTCGAATTTAACTTTAAACGAATAAACCATGATATTTACTCCTGAAATAAGATTGAGTGAAACCCTGCCCGGAGGGGCATAAATAACACGTTGATTTGTTTCCTACTTAAATAAAGGCTCGCCGCGGGTGTTAACGCAGACGTGAACGAAAATATCAGAAATGCGTTTTGTTTCGGTCAGGCTGAATAAATATAATTTACCTTTTTTATTCGCCGACGCTTTATAAGTTTTGCCTTCGTGCCGGATAAGCATTCCGGGGCGAACGCAGGCGCGGATAACTTCCTGTGTTTCGTGCGTTTGCATTACGCGGTCCTCCTTTCAGGATGACTTGTGCCACGATTCAGAATGAAGCGCGTAAACGCGCCCTGGTCAGATATCGGGTCAGAATTTTTTAAACCTAGCTGTTCCATGAATGCCGCTTTGTTATCGCTAATAAACTCCATGAATGCGGCGTTACGGCTGGTACCAGTTTTGGTGCATTTTGTGTAAGCCAGAAAAGCCAGGAAGCGCGGATTCATGCTTTCCGCTTTCGCTTTCTCAGCAATGAGATCCGCGTAAGCGATATGGGTGGGCTTGAGGGTGTCCATGCTGAATGCGAAGAAGTGAGTACCACCGCCGTTTTTGCGCGATTCGTACATGTACTTGAAAGTGATGCCGTTGTGTGTGAACTGCTGGCCTTCTTTGAACATTTTGCTTTCTCCCATCGGGCCTTAACGCGGCAAACGGAACATTTTGCTGGGTAATCACTGTGCGGTGATTGGTTTCGATGGAATGATGTTAGCTATGGCTAACGATAATGGCAAGAGAAATTTGTTAGCCATGGCGAACAAATGAGGGGTTGTGAATTATGTGATTGAAATAAAGGGGTTTATTTTTTCTGTGAGCGCTTGCGAGCTTCTAAAAGTTCTTCGAACAGTCGGTTGGCATTTTCAGCACGCGCGCGAACTTCTTCTATCAAGGCCGCTTGCTCTGTGGCGCCCAGGGCATCGAAAAGCTCTAAAAGCTCCATCTTTTGATCATCGAGTTCGGGCTGAATCTGTGACGCTTCTTCCGGGGCTTTATCTTCATCACCAAAGAGAATCCAGGTGGGGGAGCATTTCAGTATATTGGCTAGAGCGAAGAGATTCTTGCCAGTGGGTTCGCTGTCATCCCGTTCCCACTGCGAAACGGAGACGTGGCTGATTTTGAGCGCCTTTGCGAGCGTCCTCTGTGTGTGGCTCATTTCTTTACGGCGCGTTCGAATGCGCTCACCGATTGATAATCTTTTCATATCCATAGTTAGCTTATGCTAATTCTTCTTGACTAAGTTTTTGTTACCATCTATTTTGTTAGCCATAGCTAATTTAGAGGATGCAAAATGTTGACGAAAGACGCTCTCCGATTTTTTGGAAGCAAAACAAAACTGGCCTCAGCTGCTGGTGTTCGGCTGCCGTCAGTCTACAAATGGGGGCCATTGGTACCCGAAGGCCGCGCCGCCCGACTCCAGGCTGCTTCAAACGGCGTGCTGCAGTACGACCCCGTTATTTACGACCAGCATAAAGAGAACCGCAAAAAGGATCTGAATAATGAAAATCACGCCGCCAGTTGATGCCGTCGCCGCCGAACTGGAGGCGTGGGCGCTGGTGGCTGGCTGGAAAACGGTTTCGGCGCTGGTGGCAGAGGAATACCTGCAGCGCAGCGGCGGTGATGTTCTGCCAGTGCCGGACACCGAAGCGGGCCTGCGCAATGCCGCGCAGCGGTTGAAAAGGATTTATCGCGGGGACGGGCGTTATGCGGGGATGGCGTCTGAATTACTCGAATCAGTTCTGGCAGCGATGCCCGCAGAACGCCGCGCCCGGCTTGAAACCCCTGGCGACCCGGTGCTACTGGCAACTATGGCGGCGAAAGAAGGGGTTGAGGCGGTAAATGCGGTGATTCTGGCTGCGGCGCCCGCGCAAGCGTTGAAAGAAATCAACGAAGCCATTGATGCGTTTGCCGCTATTAAGCGCGCTATCGAGCGGCGATGGCTTGATGTACAAACACACCGGGGAAGTTATGCGTGATTACGCAACCGTAGCGCCTCAATTTTGGTTGGGGAAAACAGGCAGGGAATTACGTGCTGCAGGGGCGCAGGCTCAGGTCGTCGCGTTTTATCTGATGACCTCGCCACACGCCAACATGCTGGGGCTTTATTACCTCCCGGTGCTTTACCTTGCTCACGAAACCGGGCTGGGCTTGGAAGGGGCTACAAAGGGGCTTGAAAGCGCCATCGAAGCGGGATTTTGCAGCTATGACGACCAAACCGAGATGGTTTGGGTGCATGAAATGGCGGCCTATCAAGTAGGGCGCGGATTAAAGGTCGGAGATAACCGCTGCGCGGGTGTTCGTAATGAGTATGCGTCTATCCCTGAGAACCCCTTTCTGCCTGGATTCTTTGAACGGTACAAGGGCGATTTTCATCTGGCAGTAATGCGCGGAAACGTCGTCGAAAGTGAAGGGGCTTCGAAGGGGCTACGAAGCCAAGAACAGGATCAGGAACAAGATCAGGAACAAGAACAGAATACTTCGGGGCATGGCGTTGCCACACCCCCAGCCGAATTTTTAACAGCTCCTGGCGAATCTGTACCAGCAAAGAAAAAAAAATCTTACACCCCTGAATTCGAAGAAGCCTGGTCGATTTATCCGAAGCGAGCTGGCGGCAACAGCAAGGCTGATGCGTTCAAAGCCTGGAATGCCCGAGTTAAATCAGGCGTAACCGCGCATGACATGGTCGCCGGAGTGAAACGCTATGTGGCGTATCTCGCAGCCACCGGAAAGTTAAACACTGAATACGTGCAGCAGGCCGCAACTTTCTTCGGGCCGTCCTGCCACTACGAAAACGAATGGTTGATCCCACAGGGCCACGGCGGCAGGAACATCAATCAGATTTCCCCGCCAGACAGAGCAATTCCACCAGGTTTTAGGGGGTAGCGTGAAAAACATTTCGGCAGCAGCAGGCGGCGCACTGGAGCGCCTTAAAAAATTCATCCCGGCGGGTGTAAAACCGAAATTTACCAGCGCCGCAGAGCTGATGGCATGGCAGCAGGCCGAGGGCCGTAAACATGCCGCCGAAGTGGACAAAGTTAACCAGCAGGCACGCACCGAAAAAATATTTGGGCGCTCTGGTATTCAGGAGCTCCACCGCAGCTGCACGTTTGCCAGCTACAGCGTCGAGGGTGACGGGCAGAAGCACGCGCTGACGATGGCGAAAAGCTATGCGCAGAACTTCGGCACCGGCTTTGCCAGCTTCGTGTTCAGCGGAAATCCCGGTACAGGGAAAAACCATCTGGCTGCAGCAATCGGTAATTTTCTGCTGAAACAGGGCCGCAGTGTGCTGGTGGTGACCATTCCAGACCTGACCATGCGGCTGCGCGCCTGCTACGACGGCAACGGCTCAGAATCGGCGGTGATTAACGACCTGTGCAACGTCGATTTGTTGGTGCTTGACGACGTAGGTGTGCAGCGAGAAACCCGCTCTGAATGGGTTGTACTGAATCAGATTGTTGACCGTCGCCTGGCTGCCCTAAAGCCGATTGGCGTGCTGACGAACTTAAACCATGCAGAACTCGAAAGGGTTCTGGGCCCGCGGGTCATGGATCGGCTGACGATGGACGGTGGCGTGTGGGTGAATTTCGATTGGGGGAGTCATCGTAAAAACGTGCGGCACCTCCGGGTTGTTAAGTGATTTTTTTAATGAGGGAAACAAAGTGAACGTAATCGAGAAGGATTTTATTTTTTACTGTGATTGTGGGTTTTCGTGGCAACGTGGATTTAGCGGAAACCATGATTGTGGGGTAGGGCTGCGGGCGCGTTTGCAGGCGCTGGCGGCGGAGAATGCGCAGATGCTCCGGCTACAAACTGACGCTATTAAATTCCCCAAGCCCGGAGATTACTGCATACACAAAAGCAAATGGCAAACGCGCCCCTGCCGGGTCGTGGCCCACGATGCCGACACGGTTGTCATAAAACACCTCGGGGGTGGTTATCACGGCGTGCCAGCCGAATCGCTGACAGAAATTAGTGAATCAGATGCTCGTTCGCTGGCGAAAAGGGCGCACTTAGCTCGCCGCCTGGGCGGTGCAGCATGACAGATAAGCAGGCGTTACGCGGGAAAGATTTGCCACCACGCCACTACCTCGCCGAGTGCCAGGGATGTGGCGTGATTATGCCGAGCAACAAGCTCATTGAAGCAGTGAATTACCCTGACGGCGATGCGGACGTTCATTGCCCGCACTGCAATGCCGATGATTGCGACATCATGGATTTGGGCACAGGTGAAGAGCCAGCTGCAATAGCGTGGAATTATCAGCAGAAGCGAATCGAGGCGCTGCTGGATGAGCTGGAAGCCGCAGAGAAGCGCATCGATGAGCTAGACAATCAGTTAGACACTGAAATCCGCACATGGACTCAAAAATGTGTGAATGCTGAAGCGCGTATTGCTGAACTTGAGGCCAGAACGCTAACCGTGAAGCTGCCGCTCGAATATTACAACTCAGACGGTAGCGTAAACCGGGATATGACAAATACCTGCGAGATTGTCAGTGCGTTTGTCGATGGAGCCAGGGTGGCGGGCATAGCACTGGATACGGGGGAGTGAGTATGGCGGTTAAAATATTTCACGAACACTGCTTCTTTTGTGGGAGCGGCCTTGCTCCACTTGAGATGTATTACAAGGTCAAATGGCACCAGGCAAAAGGTTGCCGATGGGTTGATATCGGTAAGATGTGTGAGACATGCGGTGAATCTCGAATGACGCGCATCGAAAGCCAAAAACGACCATTACCTGAGGTGGCGAAACAATGAACATCATGCCACACCATCTGATTCTGATGTGATTCACGCACATGCGACGGAAGAATAAAATATTTACAAACAATGGGTTATGTTAATTAATTAATATTGGCTTGAACATTCTAAAAAGCATGATACTGTGTTTATATACAGTTGTTTTGATTTGTTAGAAAAATGTGACAGCACCGACCTATTTTGTATTTTCATTCTTCTGCAAATCCTGGGAAGGCGCTCTGACTGCTTAACTATGCAGGTGGTGCGTCCGTACCACCTACACCGGAGAACGCTATGGAGATTCCCAATCACATACTGCCTGGATTAGCTGAATACACCGGCCCTGTGCTTGTGTACTTGGTCCGAGGGGTGGTGGCGCGTGGTTTCCAGCTTAGTAAAGATGAGTTTGTAACGTCGTTAAATGCTCTTACTGAGGCGCGAATAAAAGCGGGCTTGGAGCCTGTTGATTGATCGCCAGGTAGGTTATAATAACACCGGGTCTGAACAGCCCGCTGAGTAATACTGTGCTGCAGGAGTTCACGTGGCGCAGATACAATTATTAAAAACTTCATCCACAACACTGACCCCGGCGACACCCGAGGCCAGTGCTTTTCTACAACGCTTCAAAATTGGCGCCTGGCTGAACTGCGACGTTCGGCAGGCCAGAAACCTGCTATTCCACCGCCGCTTTTTCGCACTTCTCAATCTCGGGTTTGAATACTGGACACCAGCCGGTGGCACAATCACGCCCGCAGAAAAACAGTTTTTAACCGGTTACATTCGGTACCTGATCACTATTGCCGGACACGGCGACACTCTGCACGAAACTGAAATGGCTTACATCGAGCGCACAGCGCAACGCCGCGCTGATGGTCACGCCATCGCAAAATCTTTCGAAGCATTTCGCCGCTGGGCAACAATCGAAGCCGGGTTCTACGATGAATTTGTGCTGCCCGACAGCACGCGGCGGCGAGAAGCCCGCTCTATTTCTTTCGGCAATATGACCGAGCCAGAATTCCACGAAGTTTATAAAGCCGTGTTTAACGTGCTCTGGAACACCATTCTGCACAGGGCGTTTTCGTCACCGCACGAAGCCGAAACCGTCGCGATGCAGCTGCTGGAGCTGGCAGCATGAAAAATAGATGGCCCAACGAAGTTACGCAGATATTTATAACAGCTGCCGGCTCCTCAGCGGTTCAGCCGAAACACGCCGAAAAACTGAAAGCACACATTAATCGTCTCTGGCTGGCCGACACCCCTGAAGACACCATCATTTATGAAATTTCTATTCTGGCCGTAGCTATGGAGGGCGAAGTATGCGCGGGTTAATAGTTGATAATTTTGCTGGCGGTGGTGGTGCCTCTACCGGAATCGAACAAGCAATCGGGCGCGCGGTTGATATAGCGATTAACCACGACCCGCACGCTATTGCCATGCATAGCGTGAATCACCCGCGCACACTGCATTACTGCGAATCCGTATTTGATATTGACCCCATGACAGCGACCGCAGGCCGCGCAATCGATCTGGCCTGGTTCAGCCCGGATTGCCGCCACTTCTCAAAAGCGAAAGGCGGAAAGCCGGTCAAAAAAGAAATCAGGGGGCTGGCGTGGATCGTGCTGCGCTGGGCACTGCAAACCAGACCACGCGTGATGATGCTGGAGAACGTGGAAGAGTTCAAAACGTGGGGGCCGCTACTCAGCTGCGAGACTCGCCCGGATCCAGACAGAGCGGGAGAAACGTTTAAGGCATTTTGCGCGATGCTTTCGACGGGCATCGCTGCCGGGCATCCTGCACACGTAGAAGCCTGTGACTTTCTCTGCATCGCTCCGGATAGCAAGGACGGAAAAAGACTGCTTTCTGGCCTCGGTTATGTTGTGGGGCATCACGTTTTGAAAGCTTGCGATTACGGTGCGCCGACAATAAGGAAAAGATTCTTTATGGTCATGCGCTGTGATGGCAATCCGATCACCTGGCCTGCTGCGACCCATGGTGCCCCGAAGGACACAGGGGTAAAATCTGGACAGTTGGAGCCGTGGAAGACCGCCGCCGATTGTATCGACTGGTCTTTGCCTGCCGCCTCAATTTTTGAACGCAAGAGACCGCTGGTCGAAAATACCTTGAAGCGTATAGCGCGCGGCATGGTGAAGTTCGTGATCAATAATCCCTCGCCGTACATAGTTAAATGCAATCACACCGGGAGTAATTACGACTGTTTTCGCGGTCAGTCGCTCGCAGAGCCATTACAGACGATAACCAGAAAACACGGCTATGCCGTTGTGATCCCCCATCTAACAAAATTCCGCACTGGTGCAACCGGGCAAGAAGTTACCGAGCCAGCACCAACAGTTACGGCAGGCACATCGAAACGGCCCGGCGGCAATGGTCATGCGCTCGGCATGGTTGAGGCCATGCTGACACCGTTTATTGCGGGTAATGGCGGCAGCGAATACCAGGCGAAACCACGCCCGGTCGATAAACCAACCCACACAATTCTCAAGCAATCCCGCACCTGCGTGGTTGCGCCGGTCATCGTGCGCCAGTTTGGTAACAGTACTGCGCATGCAGTGGACCAGCCATCCGGCACTATAACCGCTGGTGGAGGAGGTAAGAGCCAACTCGCGGCCGCCACGCTGATTCAGGTTGGCTACGGTGAAAGAGAGGGGCAATCCCCGCGCGTTCCGGGGCTGGGTAAGCCTCTAGGGACCGTCGTCGCTGGAGGTGGTAAGCATGCGCTGGTGGCCGCAAATCTGGTAAAGCACTTCGGCGGGAACTACACGGGCGCGGGCATAGCGATGGATGAACCGGCGCACACGATTACGACAACCGATCATCATGCTCTTATGACCTCTCATCTCGTGGTACTGCGGAAAAACTGCAAAGACGGGCAGGATGTTACGCAACCGGTGCCGACTATTACTGCAGGCGGTTTGCATATCGGCGAGGTGCAATCGGTAATGCTACCCGGTGAATTCGGCGAACTGCACCCGAACGCCGGGAAGGTGCGCGAATTCCTCCAGCAATATTGCGGAGACGACTGGAGCGAATTCGTCGAGATCGACGGCAGCACGTATCAGATCGTCGATATTTGCATGCGTATGCTGCAGCCGCACGAACTGTACCGCGCGCAGGGCTTCCCTGAATGGTATGTGATCGACCAGGACGCAGCCGGGAACCGCTACGCGAAAGATAAGCAGGTCGCACGCTGCGGCAATGCCGTGCCGCCACCGTTCGCCGAGGCGCTAGTGCGTGCGAACCTCCCTGAACTGTGTGCCGCGAGGGAGGTAGCAGCGTGAAAAAAATCGATTTTCGGAAGCAGGCGCGGGGGCGGGAATGTACCGTTCGGATCCCCGGCGTCTGTAATTTCAATCCCGAAACAAGCGTGCTGGCGCATTACCGGCTGGCGGGAACCTGTGGCACTGGCTGCAAACCGGACGACCTGCAGGGGGCAATTTCCTGTAATGAGTGCCACGACGCAATCGACGGACGAACTAAAACCGAATACTCATACGACGAGCTGAAGCTGATGCACGCAGAAGGGGTTATGAGAACACTGGCAATCTGGCGCAGGGAGGGTTTTATATGATGGACCAAAATATTCTAAATTACGCGCGCATCGAGCTGACCCGCGCGCTGCTGGATAATTCTGGCAGAACAAAAGGGCAGCTGCAGGCGTTCGCGGAGAATCCACCAGCAGATAAGAATCGGAACCCGCGCAAGCCGGTGCACGTTGTAGAACTGGAAGACGGGCGGGGCGGTATTCGCCAGGTTAAAGCGGAAAACTCGGCGCTGTACGTGCTTGAGACACGTAGCCGCCGCAGGCCAATGCCACCAATTAATGACTTTGAGTTTGCTGCAGCACCGTGGCGCCGGGCTGTTAATTCGCTGTGCCAGCATGAGCAGGCTTGGGTCCGGTATTGCTACGGGTACGACCTGACATTTTCGCTGCAGCGCGATATCTGCGAAATAATCTGGCAACAGCAGCAGAAGCACCTCCCGGCCGGGCTGCTGGATAAAACCCGGCGTCGGCTTGTGTCGCTTGTGTGGCTTGCAGCGCAGGAGGTTGCAGCGCAGCGCGGGAACGAAACGTATAAATGTTACGCGGGCGCGGCGCTGGCCCGGCTAATGAGTATCGGGCGCTCTACGTGGTTGCGCGTGTACGCACCGCATTGGCAGCGGATGAAACTGAGCGCCAGCGCACTGGATGAAGCCGCGCTGACCAATACGCTGGCACATCTTGTGTTAATTAGAGATAGCACGGCAGGTCATGTGGGGGTTAACTTGCAGCGATAAAGCACAAAAAAAGCATTAAATATCAGAAGTGCGCTTGCATAATGCAACAAAATGGACGATATTTAACGCTACTTTGATATGTTGCCAAAATTATAAAAACCCCGCCGCGAGCGGGGTTTTTCTTTCCGTGGAATTAAATTCCCAGTTGCCGACCGCCGTTTGATTGATCAGCGTTACCGATCAATTTTGATTAATTGATCAATCAAAGCGATTGGATTTATAACCACAATATGAATATGGTTATTTCCGCGAATGCACCTGGCTAATGATATGAAATTATTTGGCGCGAAATATTGTGAGAACTGCAACTGCAGGCGTTCATTTCTTGAACGATTATTACCGCTTGATCATGACCGCTGTGATAAATGCCACTTTAAATTTATTGAAGAAGTGCGAAGGGATAGTTGAATAAATTTGCTATTGCACGCAGTCAGCTTACAAACTGATCTCATGCTGATAAATGAAAACCTCGCTCCGGCGGGGTTTTTTTATCTGGCACAAGTTTCATTCAAAGATGTAAATTTATCGATTATCGTAAAATTAAACTTGCGAAATTACCGATTATCGGTAAAATCATCTCACTAACAAAATGTGAGATAAAAAAATGAATAATGAAATTCTGGATAATGTCGCCGCAGAACTTAAAAAATTCGATATCAAATTAAGTAAAAAGCGCATTGCATTTGGCATGTTAATTGATTTTATTGCCGACGCTCGCGAAGTGCGCAGCGGCAACACGTACCGCGCGACCGAGAAAGCCGTTGCATCAACGGAAAGATACGACGGGCGCACTACGTTAGTAACCCTTGTGTGTGACGAGCGTATAGTGGTCACTATGACGGAGTTGAAAAAATTAGAAGGGAAGGAAGTCGACTGTATAAAGTACGAGTCAGAAACAATGGAGCTGGCGCGATACATCGAACTGTATTACAACGGCAATCACGGCACATTCGCCGCTGACATGGGCGTATCTCAAAGCAAAGTCAGTGAGTGGAAGCGCCTCGGATGGGTCGTGCATGACGGTAAGTTATGGAGCTCTAAGCGCACGTTACAAAAAGGGCCGGAACAAGAAATGGCCTCACTACCAAACTAATTTCTGCGAGAAATTCGATATCTTGCTGCAGCGCAACTAATAGTAATAGTGAAAACCTTAAGGCTCGCTTCGGCGGGCCTTTTCTATTCTCACACCGGGCGGTGACACGTCCGGTTGATCAGGGATGACAAATGTCGCATAAAGAGGCGTTACTCTCTATGTTTCTCGAGTTCTACCGGACGCACACACAATCTGTTCAAACAGCCATGATCGCTTTTCTGTGTGTGCTGGCCAGGGCGTTTTATAACGGCGCTGAATGGCGAAAATTATTAGGCGACGCAATTTTTTGCCCGCTGATTGCTGTTCTCCTTGGGAATCGTATACCGCCGATCACGATCTATACCGTGACAATTGACCACACAATTATCGCCGCGCTTGTAGGTACCGCCGGTATGCACGGCGTGAGGCTCGCGGCTCGCTGGGCCGCACAAAAACGCGGATTGATGAGCAAGCATTAATGACGGCAGGGCAGCCAAAGGGGTTGCCATGTTTGAACATCTCGAAATAGCCGTGGCGTATTCTCTGCTCGGCGCCTGCGCAAATCTTTCAAATCTTTATCTGTCCGGCATTCAGCTGGGATTCAAGGCAATCCTCGCAAACCTCGTAATTTCCGGCTTTTCTGCCGCGCTGATGTATTTGATCGCGCTGCGGCTGGGGTGGCAGGTATACGGCATTGCTGACGGCTGCGGGCTCGCAGCATGGATGGGAGTAAAAATTTTGGCTTACTTTGAGAGCCGATTTCTGCAGAAAATTGAGGAAAAAAAATGAGTCAAAAAGTAGTGGCGGTGGCATCAAGCCAGGTCGGTAACTGCGAACAGCCACGCGGGTCGAATCAGGGGCCGGAAGTTGATCAGTACCTCGCCAGCGTCGGGATTAACTTTCCTGCTGCCTGGTGCGCCGCGTTCGTGTATTGGTGCCACTGTGAGGCCGGTATCGATATTCCGAAAACGGGCGGTGTACTCGACCTCTGGAACAAGGCATCAGCAAATCGCGTTACAGACCCGCAGCCGGGCGACGTTGTGATATTCGATTGCGGCGGCGGCAAAGGCCACACCGGCATTGTTGAGCTGGTGGATGGCGACACGCTGATGGCGATTGAAGGCAACACGAACGACGACGGTAGCCGGGACGGCTATGAAGTTGCGCGGCGCCAGCGCAGTGCCGGCACCGCGAAGGGCTTTCTGCGTTTCTGATTTTATAAAATTCTGGTAAACGGCAATGGCCAACACAAACGGCAGCGTGTTTATTCTGTTTTTTGTGCAGGTGGTTTCCGGTTTCCCCGGGCCTGTATTTTTCAGGCCAGCATAAAATTCTGTTTGAGATAATGAAAATGAAAAAAATTCTAATCGCGCTGTGCACCGTTTGCGCGCTTTCCGCATGCACCAGTGATCAACTTAAATCTGAGCATCAAGCTGAACGGCAGGCGCTGAACACAAAACAGCAGGCTGACCGGCAGGAGGAACGCGCCGGAAAAGCGCTGGATGCCTCGACGCTGACCACTGCAGCGGCAACGGCGAATCTGGCCGCAAAAACGCAGGCGCAGAAAGATGCGACCGCAGCCCTGCAACAACTGATTTGCCCGAACCCCGAGCAGTAATTATTACAGAGCGTCACGCGCTGGCGCTCGATAATGTTTACTGAATAACAAAAATGCTGGTGGTTTCCCGCCGCGCACCCTGCGCACTGGCTGCCAGCATTTTTTCTTACGTGGTGATATATGACGGAAACTCTTTCTATCGTGTATCGGCCTCAGAGGGAATTGTTGCCGTATGCACGCAACGCTGTTTTACACGACGACGCGCAGCTGGCGCAAATCGTGGCAAGTATCCAGGAATTCGGCTGGACTAATCCGATCCTCATTGATGAGAACGGCGAGGTAATTGCGGGGCATGGTCGAATACTGGCCGCAGAAATATTGGCATGGGAAAAGGTTCCAACCATTACGCTAACTGGCTTGAGCGATACACAAAAGCGCGCTTATCGCCTGGCTGATAATCGGCTACCTCGTAACGCTGCATGGAATACAGAGCTACTGACGCAGGAAATGACGGCGTTATTGGGTGATGGTTTCGAACTGGGGGCGCTTGGATTTAGCGAACAAGAGCAAGAAGGATTACTCGGCGCGCCGGTAGAGTTTGAAAAAGAAAAAGGGCAAAGCGGCGTAAACCTGAATTACATCGTATTCAACAGAAAACGAATCCCGATGAGTGACGACGAAAGCGGCGGCCTGATGGATAAGTTTAACGAGTTTGTGGCAGAGAACGGTTCACACTTTGGGTTTGTGGCCTGGCTGCTGGGGGACCGTGATGCTTGATCTCAATTTTGACATTACTCATCTCCGGGGCGCTGAGTATAACCCCCGCGAGATAACGCCCGATGACCTGGCTGTATTGGCAGAAAGCATCAAAGAGCTGGGATTAGTTAAACCACTCATAGTGCGCGGTGACCTTTTGATTGCTGGCCACCAACGAACAAAATCACTCCGGGCGCTCGGTATCAATACAGCGGCCGTGTTTAAACTTTCCAGCGCTACCACTGTTTATGATGAAACGCGATTCAATCAGCTGCATAACGGCACCGATATGGATAGTGGTGATGAAAACTGTCATGTGTCTGGGCTGGTGGGGTGCTCGGGTTTTCACTCGATTCCATCTAAGCAAATCAGAGGGAATTTTAGGGCGAGAATGGCCGGTGTTCGCCGTGAGATTTGCGAGTTAATTTTAAAATATGGCGCGTGGGGTGGCTGTGTAGCCACTGAGTCCGGGACCGTTATTCATTGCGCTCAATATGCGCTTGCGTGCGCCAGTGTGGGTGCGCCGCTTACTGTCTTTGTTATTCCAGACAGTGAACGTGGGCGGTATGAGCGTTACCTCAACAGGACATATGGCGTATTTAGCTATAAGCACCTGGAGAGAAAAACGTATATCCAGACGTTCGCGCAGTTGCCGCGGCTACGACAAAGCAAACTGGCGGTAAAACACTCACGATTATATGAAAACCTGGTATTGCCATTCCTCGGCAGTAACAATGGCAAATCGTTACGGGGTATCGATTTTGGGTCTGGCCACGCTGACTACGCTGAATTTCTCCGCGCGCGTGGTTATCCGATCATCGATGTGGAGTTATTCAGGCGACAGGGTGCAGGAAACACAATCGATACGCTGGCCGTTCATCGAATGATTGACGTGATGTGCCGTGAGTTAACTGCTAATGGCCCGTTTGATTATGTCGTTTGTGACAGCGTGCTTAACTCCGTTGATTGTCTGGCAGCTGAAACAGCGGTGATGACGTTTATTTCTGCATTATGCAAACCCGGCGGCACGGTCTTTTTTTCTGGTCGATGCAGTGAGTATATTCAGAGCCGCTTACGTTGCACTCAGTCCGCTTCCGGTGCAACTCAAATCTGGTTTTTAGACCATGACGGCTTTACAGCTAAGTACCGAAAAGGTGAGTGGTTCTATCAGAAGTTTCACGACAAAGCTGGAGTCGTCAAGATGGCGGCCGCGGCAGGGTTAAAACTGATTACTCATCAGAGAAGTGATTCATCCTGGCAAGTACAAGCAACCCCGACAGTTGGGCCCTCCAGAGAGCAATTAGTTTCAGCCATACGTTATGAGTTTGAATTGATGTTACCCGGTGGCGTGCCGCTCGGCAGGTCTGCAGATGTTATCCGTGCGTTTAATCTGGAGTAACGCCATGTCATGTCCTGATTATGAAAAGGTGCAGGTGTGGGCCGCCAGACGTCTCACAGAGCAGCAAATTGCTGATGTGCTCGGCCTGCAGATGCAGGAAATAAAAAACGACCCCGACAGTTACGCGCAGTACCGCGAATCGATTCGTATAGGCCGGGCCAGGGGTGAAGCCGAGCTGCGCGACGGGCTTTATAAACGCGCAAAAAACGGAGAGGTGAAAGCCTTTCTGTTTCTGATGCGCAGAGAGCAGGACCACCGGGAGTAAAACTGGAATGGAAAAAAGCAGCAAAGATAAAAAAGCCACCACACCTGAGAATGTAGTGGCTGGTACGACAATCAAATCATCCTGGTTAAATCAGGTTACTGCAGACCTCACCAAAATGATTAATGCAGCATGCTCCTGATGTCATCTGAAATGGTGTTGGCCATTTCGGGTTCTGCTGTATCCATACCGTTAGCAATCTGATTCAACGCCAGCGCGACGACCTCGCGGTTACGCACGGTGTCTGCCAGTAAGTTGGCGGTTTTACGATAAGAGTCTGCAAACTCTTTTTTATCAAGCGCTGATATCTCTGCCACTTTCAACGACAGGTGAACGATAGCGGCTGATTGTCCTGCAAGCATGGCCACGATTATTTCGAGCTGTTCCTTTGTCACTGTTTATCTCCTTGGTTAATAACAGCGCAAGAATACTAGCAGCTTTCAAATGTTAGAAATGTGTACGAACTCAGGGGAATAAAATGAAGGTGTTCGCACTGCTGGGTGTCTCTTCCATCGAGGGGCATTGGCAAATAAAAAACCTCGTTGATGTGTGCGTAACGCGCGAGGCAGCTGAACGCATTAAAGATGAGTTAACCAAGCAGCTGCCGGCCGTTGTGAATGCCGAAGGCGTTAAGCACTACTGGCACGACGAGGAAATTTACGAGTACGAAATAGAAGAGCGTGAGCTGAGGGAATAACTGATGGTTTCTAAAATTTTGCAGCACTATGATTTTTCCATTGTTAAAGACGGTAAAAAAGAATCGATTGGGCTGCTACGTAAGCCTGAGCCAGAGATGATTTATGGCTACTTCGTTGCTGAGTCCGAAAAAGGCATTAAAGTGGGCGTGTGTAGTGAGCGGGTTGAATATTTCATTATCACCCCTGCTTTCAAATACCCAGACCAATTTAAGAACACCTGATGCCAGCGAGAACACCAACGCCGTGCCGTGTGCGCGGCTGTAATGCACTGGTTAGCGACCGCTCTGGTTACTGCGAGAACCACAAGAGCGAAAGCTGGTCACGCTATCGAAATCAAAAATCTCCAGGCAAGAATCCCTATGGCGCGAAATGGCGCAGACTCCGCGATGCTGCACTGCGGCGAGACAAGGGGCTGTGCGTGCTGTGCCTGGCACAAGGCCGCGTTGTATCAGCAACAGACGTAGACCACATCACACCACTTGCACACGGCGGCACTGACGCACTGGATAACCTGCAATGCCTCTGCACACCGTGCCACAGACACAAGACGGCAAGAGAACACGCGAGGGGCAAGCCGAAAAACGTTTAGCCATCCAAACGGCTGAGTCGATGCGATTAATTCCCGTCCAGGGAGGGGGGTGGTCGAATCCCTGCAGCCCGCGGCCTGCGTGACGGCCCACTTGGTCGTATTTTTGCACCCGCGAAATTAAAAATTTCAGGATTTGACATGTCGGGAAAATCTATGGTGCCGGGGAGAGGCAGAAAACCTAAGCCGACAGCCCGTAAGGAGCTGGCAGGCAATCCCGGCAAGCGAGCACTAAATAAACTCGAACCAAAATTCACACCAATAACGAACGCCGATCCGCCTGAGTGGTTTGATGAAACCGCGCGGCAAATGTGGGAAACCATTATTCATGAGCTGTGCGCCGCGCGAGTTCTCTACGTAACCGATCTGCATAACGTTGTCGCGTTCTGCGCCGCGTTTCGCAACTGGCACGAATCCCAGCGGGAAGTTATGCGCGACGGGATCACGGTACAAACTGAAATGGGGCCGAAGAAAAACCCGGCACTGACGGCCGCCAACGAAGCCGCGCGGCAAATGGTAACGTTTGGCAGCCTGCTGGGTCTTGATCCTGCCAGCCGCCAGCGTTTGATTACCCCGAAACAGGGCAGCGATAATCCGTTTAAAAATCTATGACCAGAAAAACTTACGCGAATGTTAACGCCGCAAATCAGTACGCTCGCGACGTGGTGCGCGGAAAGATTCCGGTTTGCCGTTTCGTGGTGCTGGCATGCCAGCGGCACCTTGATGATCTGGAAAAATCCAGAGGTAAAAAATTCCAGTATAAATTCGATAAGGACAAAGCAGAGAAAGCCACCAAATTTATGCAGTTGCTGCCGCATACAAAAGGGGAATGGGCTTTCAAGAGAATGCCTATCACGCTGGAGCCGTGGCAGCTGTTTGGGATCTGTTCAATATTTGGCTGGGTGAATAAAAAAACGGGGTATCGCCGTTTCCGCGAAGCCTACAACGAGATCCCGCGTAAAAACGGTAAATCGGCAATGTCGGCAGGCGTGGGGCTGTACATGTTTGCGGCTGATGACGAATTTGGTGCGGAAGTCTATTCCGGTGCCACCACTGAGAAGCAAGCGTGGGAGGTGTTCCGGCCTGCGCGCCTGATGGCACAACGTACTGAGGCGTTACGTGAAGCATTCGGCATAGAAGTGCACGCACAGAGTATGAGCCGTCCGGAAGATGGCGCCCGGTTTGAACCGCTAATCGGCGACCCGGGCGATGGTGCTTCACCGTCATGCGCGCTTATCGATGAATACCACGAACATAAAACTGACGCGCTTTATTCGACCATGCAGACCGGTACGGGCGCCCGCCGTCAGCCGCTAATTTTTGGCATTACAACGGCGGGCTATAACATTGAAGGGCCGTGCTACGACAAACGGCGCGAAGTGATCGAAATGCTCGAAGGCATTGTGCCCAACGAGGAACTATTCGGGATTATCTACACCGTTGACGACGGCGATGACTGGACCGAGCCGGCGGTGTTGCGTAAAGCAAACCCGAATATGGGCATCTCGGTGTTCAGCGAATATTTGATTTCTCAGCAGCGCGCGGCAATCAACAACCCGCGAAAGGTCGGAACATTCAAAACCAAACACCTGAATATTTGGGTGGCAGCTAAAGACGCGTATTTCAACCTGGTGAGCTGGCAGAAATGCGAAGACAAATCGCTGACGATTGAACGTTTCGAGGGGCACACTTGCAAGCTTGCGTTTGACCTTGCGCGTAAGTTGGATATGAACTGCATGATCCGGCTTTTTACGCGTCAAATTGACGGTAAAACGCATTACTACTGCATCGCGCCTAAGTTTTTTGTGCCGTATGACACGATATACAGCGCCGATGTTGCCGATAGCCGCACTGCGGAGCGCTATCAAAAATGGGTGCAGGCTGGGTTGATCACCGTTACCGATGGTGCCGAGATTGATTACCGCGACATTCTTGAGGCGGCGAAAGAGGTCAACCGGCATAACGCCGTCGAAGAATCACCCATTGACCCCCACGGCGCCACGAACCTTTCGCATCATCTTGCCGACGAGGGGCTTAACCCGATCACTACAGTGCAGAACTACACCAACATGTCAGACCCGATGAAAGAACTGGAAGCGGCGATCGAGTCAGGGCGTTTTCATCACGACGGCAATCAGATTTTAACGTGGTGTATCAGCAACGTGATCGGCAAGCACATCCCCGGAAATGATGACGTTGTGCGCCCCATAAAACAGGGCAACGAAAATAAAATCGACGGTGCTGTCGGCCTGATAATGGCAATAGGACGCTGCATGATTGTTGAACCGACCGATGCCCTTTCTCAACTCAACCCGAACGATAATTTCTTGATCCTATGAAAACACTTTTTTTTGATGTGCTGGGGCTGGCTGGCTTCGGCCTGATCACGTCAGGCTTTTATCTGCAATTCGGCCTCGCGCCCGCGCTGATGTTCTCAGGCGGGTTGATGCTGGCTGGCGCGCTGTTCGCTGCGGCAAGGGGGAAACGTGCTGCTTGACGCATTATTTCGAAGTGACGATGGTAATCCTGAAAACCCTGCTAACCCGATAACGTCGGAATTAGGCGATCTGGATTGTATCCGGGCGGTGCAGGTTACACCGGAAACCGCGATGAAATTAGCCGCGGTTTACGCGTGTATTTATGTGCTTTCGTCGAACATCGCACAGATGCCGCTTTACGTGATGCGCAAAACAGATAAAGAGGTGCACCCGGCCACGGATCACCCCGCCTGGTATCTGCTCGGCTGCGAGCCTAACTTTTGGCAAACGAGCTACAAATGGCGCGAGCTGAAACAGCGCCATATTTTGGGCTGGGGTAATGGTTACACCTGGGTAAAGCGTACCAGGCGCGGCGAACTGGACTCACTGGAAGCAGTAATGCCCTGGGAAACCAGCCTCATTGATCGCGGCGGGCGCTACACCTACGGCGTTTATAACGAATACGGCAGTTATGCGGTCAGCCCTGCCGACATGGTACACATCCGCGCCCTGGGCAATAACCAGAAGGTGGGGATCAGCCCGGTTATGCAGCACGCGCAGACTATCGGCATGGGGTTGAGCGGCCAGGAATACATCAACTCATTTTTCCAGGGTAACGCGCGCCCGGCGGGAATAGTTTCGGTAAAAGGCGAACTTAAAACCGAAGCATGGAACAACCTCAAAGCGATGTGGAAACAGGCATCTGCAGCCCTGCGTAAGCAGGAAAATAAAACCATGCTGCTGCCTGCAGACCTCGATTATAAAGCACTGACGGTTTCGCCGGTCGATATGCAGATTATCGACATGATGAAACTGAATCGCTCGCTGATCGCCAGTATTTTTAACGTACCGGCTCACATGATCAACGACCTCGAAAAAGCCACGTTCTCAAATATTACCGAGCAGGCTATTCAGTTTGTGCGCTACACGATCATGCCCTGGGTTGTGAACTGGGAGCAGGAATTAAACCGCCGCTTGTTTACCCGCGCCGAACTTCTGGCCGGTTATTACGTCCGCTTTGATCTCGCCGGACTTCTCCGCGGTACTGCAAAAGAACGCGCCGCTTTCTATCACTACGCAATTACTGACGGGTGGATGAGCCGCAACGAAGTGCGCATGCTAGAGCACATGAACCCAGAGCCGGGATTAGACGAAATGCTGGTCAGCGTTAACGCCACCAAACAAATCGACCCCGAAAAAGACGACGAGGCTGATAAAAATGAATAGAGAATTACGCAGCTACAGCGGAGAAATCCGAGCGGAGCAGCGCGGCGACGTTACGCACATAGTTGGCTACGGTTCAGTTTTCGATGTGTTGTCCGAGCCAATGTGGGGATTCCGCGAAATTATCCGGCAGGGCGCCTTTGATGAGGTTCTGGCCGATGATGTTCGCGGACTGTTTAACCACGACGTAAATTTTGTGCTCGGTCGAACCGCTGCGGCAACAATGACATTAAGCGTCGATGCGCGCGGTCTGCACTACGACATTATCGCGCCGGAGACACCAACTATCCGCGACCTTGTTCTTGCCCCGATGCAGCGCGGAGATATTTCTCAATCCTCGTTTGCGTTCCGCGTCGCCCCCGGCGGCGATAACTGGTATGAAGACGATGATGGGGTAATCATCCGTGAAATCAATAAAGTGGGGCGGCTTTACGATGTCAGCCCCGTAACGTACCCGGCGTATCAGGCTGCCGATTCCTCTGTGCGTTCCCTGAGTGACTGGCGGGAAACGCATGCCCGCGCGCTAAATGCAGTAATTCATAAAACCTCCCGCGAGCGTCAGCTCGATATGTTGAATATTTAAGGAAGCGAAAAAATGGCCCTTCACGATTTGAAGCAAAAACGAAACACTATTGCCGTTGATATGCGTGCGCTGCATGAGAAAATCGGCGATAACACCTGGACCGACGAGCAGCGTTCTGAATGGAATGGCGCAAAGGACGAGCTGAAAAAACTCGATGAGGCAATCGCGCGCGAAGAAGAATTGCGCGGTCTGGATCTTAATGCTGTGCGCGGGCAGGAAGACGAACAGCGTAACCAACTGAATAAAGACAATCCCGGCACGTCGCAGGAAGAACAACGCAACGCTGTTTTTGACGGGTTCGTACGCCGTGGCATGGGGGATTTGACTGCGGAAGAGCGGCAGATCCTTAAGGAAATGCGCGCTCAGGGAACTTCATCTGATGAGAAAGGCGGTTACACCGTGCCGACGCAGATGATGAACACTGTCATTGAAAGCATGAAGGCTTTCGGCGGGATCGCCAATATTGCGCAAATCCTGTACACGTCCAACGGCCAGGATATCGACTGGCCAACATCTGACGGTACTGCAGAAGAGGGTGAGCTGATCGGAGAAAATGCCGCCGCCACTGAACTTGATACCTCGTTCGGGTCGGTTTCTGTGGGCGCTAAAAAACTCTCTTCAAAAATTATCCGCGTCTCTAACGAACTGCTGCAGGACAGTGCGATCAATATGGAAGCGTTTCTGTCGGCCCGAATTGGTGAGCGCATCGGTCGAACCGAGGCCCGCTTGATTGTGCAGGGTTCCGGAGCTGGCACTCCATTACAGCCCAAAGGCCTGGCAGCATCAGTGCTGGGCACTGTGCCTGTCGCGACGGCGGGGACGTTCACGTGGCAGGAAATTAACAAATTAAAACATGCTGTAGATCCGGCATATCGGGCGGGGCCGAAGTTCCGGTTTGCGTTCAATGACGCAACGCTTGAAGTAATTGAAGATATGGTTGACGGGCAAAATCGCCCGCTCTGGCTCCCGTCTGTAGTTGGCGGCACACCGGCCACGGTTCTGCAGGTGCCTTACCAGATTGATCAAGCGATCGACAGCTTTGCCCCAGGTAAGAAATTTATCTATTGCGGCGACTTTAACCGGTTCCTGATCCGTCGTGTTCGTTATATGGCACTGAAACGCCTGGTTGAGCGTTACGCTGAATATGATCAAGTTGGTTTCCTGGCGTTCTATCGCTTCGATACTTTGCTGGAAGATCAGAGCGCAATACGGGCATTAACCGGCAAATAAGAATTGTGAAGAAACGCCGCGTAAGCGGTTTTTTTATGCCCGTCATTCGGCGGGCCTGGGGCTTTTACATGCTTTTGACACTTCAGGAAATTAAGCAGCAGTGCCGCCTTGAGCCGGACTTTACTGAAGAAGACGACCTGCTGAACCAGATCGGCAATGCCGTGCAAAGCCGCACAGAAACGCGCATTAACCGAAAACTATACGCCGACACAGTGCCAGATACTGACCCCTGCGGTCTGGTACTGCCGGAAGAAATTAAGCAAGCGCTGCTTATGCTGGCCGGGTACTGGTACGAAAACCGTGTGGCGGGGAACGATTTTGAACAGTCAGAAGCGCCGCTGGGGTACAGCTGGCTGGTCGATCCGTACAGGCACATCCCGCTATGAAGCGGCAATTAACTGACGTAAACGCAACATACCGCCTGCCCCAGCCCGGCGAGCTGAGCGAACGGCTGGCTTTTCGTACGCGGCAGGATGTTCCCGCCGAGGGCGGCGGCACGCTGCCGGTTTACACGGATAATTTCGAGTGCTGGGGAAAAGTACGACAACTGTCGGGCACGGCATATCTCAACTCGATGCAGACCGACGAAAAAATCACACACACTGTCATCATTCGCAAACGCTCCGGCATTAACACCAGCATGGAAATTTTGACCGGCGGCGTGGTGTATCGCGTTGTGCGTGCCGGGCCATTAAACGACGGTCGCCGCTTCACGCGAATTGATGCCAAAGCTCTGCACACCGAAGAAATGGACGACCCGCCGCGCGGCTCAACATTTTACGGAGGGTATCATGGCAACGTTCGGTAATCCGCAGGGCGGGTCGTACGTTCACGTTGATTTTCCGGGAGTGAAAACGGTCAATTTTAACCGTCGGATCGTGCACCGCGCATTCTCAAGAATTGGGCAAGTTATTCAGAAAGACGCACGCAATCGCATTAGCCAGCGGCACGGATCAAAACCGGGTGAAGATCCGGGTTACTGGTCTGGCGCCACGGTGCGTTCGATCGGCTATTACGTGCCGAGGGCAACGATCAATCGTCCGGGATTTATGGTCAAAATCGCGCCTGATCAAAAGCGCGGGCGCGATATGACCCCGCTACAACTGCACGAAGGGCCTGGCAGCAGCGGATTCTATCCGGCCTATTTGTCGTACGGCGTTCGCCGCGGGGCCGTGCGCACCAAATCACACCACAAGGGCGCGTCTGGGGGCAGCGGCTGGCGCATCGCGCCGCGCGGCAACTATATGACCGCATCACTTGCGGATAAAAAATACTGGACTGAGCGCACGCTGTTTAACGCGCTGCGCCGGGCTGTGAAACCGGAGCCAATTTAATGGAGTTGAGACAAATTATTCTGGCCCTGCGCGAGCGGGTGCCGGGATTCGGGGATCGCGTAAGCGGGGCTGCAGAATTCAGGCCGTTATCAGAAGTGAGCAAATTATCGCTACCGTTCGCTTACGTCATCCCGCTGCACGATGAAACCGGCGAACAAAAAAGCCAGACTGATTACTGGCAGGAATGTACCGACGGCTTTTCTGTCGTCGTGGCGCTCGATAACCGGGCGGGTGAGTTGGGGCTGGAATCTGTAGACAACGCAGTGCACATAGTCAGGCGGCATCTTTGGCGGGCATTGCTCGGCTGGAGTCCGGAAAAAAAGTACACGTTTGGTATTGAGTACCGCGGCGGCGTACTGCTCGATATGAACCGGGCCATTCTCTATTACAAATTTGATTTCCAGGCCACTTTCGAAATCGGGCCCGAGGACACCTGGCACGAGCAGGAAATCGACGCTCTACCGTGGCTTGAAACTGTTCACGTCGATGTTGATCTGATCGACCCCGGCAATGGCCCCGACGGGCACCCTGAATTTCAGTCAGATATTAATCTGTCACACCCTGAATACATCTGATACGGAGTTATCCCATGACTATTAATTTTAGCGCCGTCCCGGCCTCCGGGGTTCTGGTGCCGTTGTTCTACACCGAGATGAACAACGACCTGGCAAATACCGCACAGAGCGAGCAGCCGACAATTATTTTCGGGCATGCGTTGTCAGGCAGCACAATGCCAAAAAATGAGCTGATGCTCGTTTCCGGTGCCAGCGAAATGCGCGCGACTGCCGGGGCCGGCAGCCAGCTTGCTCGAATGGTCTCGGCTTACCGGAAAATTGATCCGGCGGGGCAGTTGTGGTGCATTAACGTGCCCGAGCCTGACGGGGTTGCGGCGACAGGAAAAATAACGCTGGGCGGGCAGGTCTCCTCGTCAGGCGTTATTTATCTCTACGTCGGCACGGTACGAGTATCAATTCCGATAATTGTAAATGAAGATATTGATCATCTGGGCGAGAAAGTTGCCGGCGTAATCAACGAAAACGCAGATTTGCCGCTGCGCGCGGACGTCGGAACCTCTGCGATGGAAATTTTACTAACCGCAAAACATGCCGGATTTTGTGGGAACGAAATACCCGTTGCGCTGAATTATTACGGCGAAATCAGCGGTGAAAAACTCCCTAGCGGCTTAACGGTAACGATAACCCCAATGACCGGCGGCTCCGGATCGCCGGTGCTGGAGCCTGCATTTTCTGCCTGGGGAGACGAAAACGGCGATTTCGTAGCGTTCCCGTTCAACGATGGCAGCAGTCTCGATGCCGCGGCCCTGGCAATGAGCGATTCTGTCGGCCGCTGGGCGCCTGGTCGGCAAAGTTACGGGCACCTTTATAGTGCGAAAACTGGCACTTACTCTACGCTGCAGGCGTTCGGCACTACCCGCAACGATCAACACGTAACAATCGACGGCATGGAGCTGGGGACGCAAACTTGCGCTGATGAATGGTGTGCGGCGTTTACTGCGCGCAACGCTGTATTTATCCGGGCAGACCCGGCCCGACCAACACAAACAGGCCAGCTTGACGGCGTTAAACCCGCGAAAACCGGAAAACGGTTCAGTAAGCCAGAGCGCAACACGCTGCTGAATTCGGGGATCGCAACGTGCTACGCGCAGGGCAATACTGCGTATATCGAGCGTGCTGTTACTACGTATCAGTTGAACAAATACGGCGAGAAAGATAACAGCTATCTCGATAGTGAGACGCTTCACACCAGCGCATACGTGCTGCGCGCGCTGGAAACCTGCGTTACCAGTAAATACGGGCGCCACAAACTTGCAAATGACGGCACGCGCTTTGGCCCAGGCCAGGCGATTGTCACCCCTTCCGTTATCCGCGCAGAAATGTGCGCGCAGTACCAGATTATGGAAGAGGCAGGGCTCGTTGAGAATTTCGAGTTGTTCAAAAAATATCTGGTAGTTGAGCGCGCGCCCAGCGATCCGAATCGCGTAAACGTGCTGTTCCCGCCTGATTATATTAATCAGCTGCGCGTGTTCGCGCTCGTTAATCAGTTCAGATTGCAGTACCAGGAGGTCGCATAATGTCCCGCATCGCAGGAACTACGTTTTTTAAAATTGACGGCGAACAGCTGTCGTTAACGGGGGGTATTGAGGTTCCCCTCAACACTACGATCCGCGACGATATAATCGGTCTGGATAAATCAGTCGATTATAAAGAGACGTACCGGGCGCCATACATCAAAGCCACGTTTAAAGTGCCCGGCGATTTCCCAATCGATAAAGTCACCACTGCTGACAAAATGACAGCAACCGCCGAACTGGCGAACGGCAAAGTTTACGTTCTCCGCGAAGCGTGGCTGAGCGGTGAAGCGACGTTCAACGCAGAAGAAGGCACTGCGGATCTCGAATTTCATGGAAAAACAGGATTCTACATATGATTTCAGTACCTCTTACAAAACCCGTTCAGGCCCACGGTGAAGAACTCACGGCGCTGGAATTGCAGGATCCAACATTTGAGCAAATCCAGAAACTCGGCGTGCCTGTTTCAATCGACGGCAACAGTAATTTCACGATCAACACGCAGGTGGCGCTTAAGTACGTGCCTGAGTTAGCGGGCGTACCACCGTCATCACTGAAAGAACTCGGCGCGTTTGATCTGAATAATTTGTGCTGGGCGGTTTGGAAGTTTTTTATGATGCCGCCGGCGAGCCAGACGCAAAGTTAATCCAGCAAATTGAGCGCCGGGTTTATGACCTGGCGTTTTTTTGGCATCTCGATCCCTCGGTCATTATGCGTAAGCAACTGGGCGAGATATTTGAAATGGAATCGCACGCCGTGCGTATAGCGGAGGCGCGTAATCGTGGCTGACAGCTTTCAGTTAAAAGCGATCATTACCGGTGTCGATAAACTATCGCCGGTACTGAACGGCATCTCAAAAAATCTCAAAAATTCCGCGAAAGGCATCAAAGAAAAAATGCTGGTCGCCGGGGCTTTCGGCACAGCCTGGTCGCTGGCATTTTCGAAGCCGATTAAAGACGCGATGGATTTCGAAAGCTCGATGGCGGATATCCGGAAAGTCGTTAATTTTGACCGCCCGGAACAGTTTAAACAGATGGGCCAGGACATTCTCGATATGTCCACTCAGCTGCCAATGGCTGCCAATGATATCGCAAAAATTGTGGCAGCTGGTGGGCAGGCCGGGCTTGCCGCCGGTGATTTACGGGAGTTCGCGGAAACTGCTGTCAAGATGGGGATAGCATTCGACGAAACCGCCGAAGATGCAGGCCAACAAATGGCGCAGTGGCGCGTATCGCTCGGGCTCACGCAAAGCCAGGTGGTACAGTTGGCAGACCAGATCAACTACCTGGGCAACACCGGACCGACGACCGCCGCGAATATCACAGACGTGGTAACGCGCGTAGGGTCGCTCGGCAAAATTGCCGGTTTCACCGCTGCTGATGTTGCGGCACTGGGCTCGACAATTGGCTCTGCCGGTATTCAGTCTGAAGTCGCCGCGACAGCGATTAAAAAGGTTTTCACTACACTGGCCTCTGGTCAGAAAATGACGAAAGACCAGAAAAAAGCCATGAAGCTTTTGCACATCAACCCCAAAACACTGGCGTCTGATTTACAGAAAAACGGCAAAGTTGCACTGGAAAATGTTTTCACGCAGCTGAGCAAAGTCGCGCCAGAGAAGCGCGTGGCGGTTTTAAAATCACTGTTCGGCGAGGAATCCGTAGGTGCGATTGCGCCTCTCCTGGCTAACCTCGGCTTGTTAAAAACCAACTTTAATCGTGTTGCGGATTCAGCGGAGTACGCCGGATCTATGCAGAAGGAATACGCCAGCCGGGCAGGAACCACGGCGAATCAGCTCGAGCTTCTGCAAAACAACCTGAGCAAAATCAGTGTGAGTGTTGGCGATGCGTTGCTGCCCGCGGTAAGTGACGGGTTAGGGCAGGCAATGCCGCTGCTCAATGAAGTAGCCAATTTTGTGAAAAACAATCCCGAAGTGGTAAAAATTGCGGCCAGTGCTGCTGGCGGTCTGGCCGCGATGGGTGGAATGGCCGCGATCGGTATGTTGCTGATGGCAGTAGGGCCGCTGGGGATCATGCTTGGTGCGCTGGTGGGTGCTGGTCTGTTTATCGCACAAAACTGGAGCACAATTAAAGATGCCTGGGAACATGGCAATCCGCTGGCGCAGGCGCCGTTAACGCAGGACCAGCAAACAGTTGCCGATGCGTATAATTTCAGTAAACCCCCGTCAACTATGGGTTACGGCTATCTGAACGTACAGGCGGATCAAAGCAAGAAACGCACAACAAGTGATTTCCTGCGCGACATTATGGTTATTACTGGGCAGCAGCCGCCGACACCGTTTAACCGCGGCAACGGCCCTGGCTATAACTACAGCGCACCAACGGGGCAGCAAATGCTTACCGGTGCAAAAAATGTGATCGAAGGTGAGATGGTAGTGCGTTTTGAAAACTCTCCGCCGGGCATGCGTGTTGCAGAAGGGCGAACCAATGCGCCGCAGGTGAGACTCACGCCGGACGTTGGCTACAGCCAGTTCTCACCAAATTATTTAACCCGATAGTTTTTATCAGAAACAACAACCCGCTCAGGCGGGTTTTTTAATGGGTGAAATATGAGCGAATGGCTTTATCAGCTGCGCCCGGCATCATTCCGGGGTGTGCCGTTTAAGGTTTCTGACGACGAGGGGACGCTGGGGCGACGCACAACAACACACGAATACCCGTTGCGCGACATGCCATTTACTGCAGATATGGGGCGCAAGGCCCGGAAATATTCAGTTTCCGCGTATGTGATCGGCAGCGATTATATGACGCAGCGCGACAGACTGTTAGCGGCGCTTGAATCTGGCGGGTCTGGCACGCTGATCCACCCATTTTACGGCACGCTGAATCTAAACGTTGAAGGGGAAATCAAGGTCAAGCACAGCCGCGATCACGGCGGTATGTGCATTCTGTCGCTGCAGTTCGTCGAATCCGGGCAACTGAATTACCCAACGTCCGGCGGCGCCACTGACCAAAATGTGCAGGCCGCTGCCGATGCTGCCGACACATCTTTCGGCGATAAATTTTTAGAGGATTTCAATCTCGATGGCGCTGCAGACTGGATTACTGACAACGTGATCGACAACGTATCGGGGATCCTTGACGAAGTGATCAGCGTTTTTGAAATTCTCGACAGCGGGATAGCAGACGCCGCCAGATTACTGCAGGGCGATTTATCCGTGCTGTTCCCGCCGCCGTCAAAAGGGGCGGATTTTATTCTACGCACGCAGGAAATGTGGGCTGCAGGTAAATCAATTTACTACAACACCGGTAGTGCAATCAGCGCCGTCGATAACCTGAATTATATTGTTTCCGATCCCAGGCTGGCCCCGTTGGGGTTGTGGCCAACGTTGAGTGAGAGCGAAAAAACGGTGACACGTTGCACCAACGCAACCACTCAGTTGTTCAGGGGTACTGCGTTAGCGCAATCATCGCGCCAGTTTTCCGGGATTAAAACGCCTGTCAATTTCACGAACACAGATGCGAAGAAGACCAGGCCAGTTACCCACGCGGCGCTTTCTACAATACCCGGACAGCCGACCCCGGCGATTACGCTGCCCGTCAGTTACGACGAGTTGACCGCCCAGCGGATTTCGTTCAATCAAATTTTTGATAACGAAACCTGCCGCGCCGACGGCGATCGCGTATTTCTGGCGCTGGAAAATCTCCGTCAGACTGTATTTCTCGATATTCATAACCGGTTGCAGCGGTCAGCAAAAATGGTTACGCGCCAGCCTGATTCTGTTTTGCCTGCAGTAGTTCTGGCCTCCGACTGGTACGACGACGCATCGCGCGGGGCAGAAATTGTCGCGCTGAACGATATTCCTCACCCGGCGTTTGTACCGCCGAAAAATCTACGGGTGGCAGCAGAGTGATTGACCACGACGTTTCATTGAGAATCAACGGAAAAACTTTGTCGGGCTGGACGCGCGTTAGCATCTCAGCGGGTATAGACCGCATCGCGCGAAGTTTTGACGTTGAGATTACCCGCCAGTGGCCGGGCGATAGTGATTTAGGAAAACTTGGCCTGCCGGTTGTGGACGGCGACGTGGTGGAAGTGCTGATAGGTTCCGATAAAGTGATGACCGGCTTTGTTGACGCAACCCCGCTGCGTTACGACGCGAACAGTTTCAGCACATCAATTACAGGGCGCAGCAAAACAGAAGACCTGATCGACTGCTCTGCGCCAACACAACCCGGACAGTTTACTAACAGGACCCTGGCGCAGATTGTCACCACGCTGGCGCAGCCCTTTGGCGTTAACGTGATCAGTGCAACACCAGTCAGCGCTACGTTAACCAGTTTCCAGATTGATTTCGGCGAAACCGTCAGCGAAGCGCTGAACCGGCTGCTTGGGCTGGAGCAGGTGCTTGCGTTCGACAATGCCGACGGCGCACTGGTACTCGACACTATCGGCAACGAACGCGCAACCACTGCGCTGGTGCTGGGGCAAAACATTCTCAGCGGTGACAGCGCGCGGGATTTCAGCGACAGGTTTTCCGAATACACGGTATCGGGACAGCGGGCTGGCACAGACGACGATTACGCCGCGGCGACAAACAGCAAAATTAAATCAACAGCGACCGATGCGGCAGTTAAACGCTACCGCCCGATGATTATCAAACAGTGCGGTAACGCAACGCTGGCTACAACGAAAGCGCGGGCGCAGTACGAGCAGGCACACCGCGCGGGTAAGACGCTAGAAACAACGTATACGGTACTGGGGTGGCGACAGGGAGACGGGCGGCTGTGGGAGCCGAATCAGCGGGTTATTGTCTGGGATCCGGTCATGGGTTTCGATAACACGGAGCTGGTTATTGCTGAGGTGACCTACCTGCTGGACGATAGTGGATTTAAAACCCGTCTTCGCGTGGGCCCCAAAATTGCGTATATGCCTGAACCTGACACTGAGAAACGGCACCGCCGCCGTAAGCGGGATAACGATGACGACGGGGGCGACTTTTAATGAAATCGGCATTAAAGGCTATGACTCGAGCCATCGGAAATCTGCTGTCGCGCGCGGTTGTTACGGGGGTGAATACAGCAAAAAAATGCCAGGCGGTGCAGGTTGAATTAATGCCAGGCGAACCGAAAGAAGACGTTGAGCATCTTGAACCCTATGGATTTACCAGCGCCCCACTGACGGGGGCCGAGGCAATTGCAGTTTTTCCAGACGGCGACCGGTCACACGGTGTTGTCCTGGTCGTTGCTGATCGGCGTTACCGGATTAAAGGACTGGCTGCCGGGGAGGTAGCACTTTACACCGACGAAGGCGACACGCTGATATTCCGCCGCGGCAACATTGTCGAACTGAAAACAAAAACGCTCAATATTGACGCCTCTGATGCAGTGAATATTAAAACGAAAAATTTCACGCTCGACGCGGCAGTGGCAGCAGCAATAAAGACGCGGGCGTTCACGCTTGATGCTTCCACAACTGTGGCGATCACAACTGCCAGCTATTCAGCGACAGCAATGTATTCGGCGTCGACCACGGCCCCGCAGATTGCGCTTAACGGCAACCTTACAGTAAATGACCCCAGCGGCGGTGCCGCAGGAAACGCGGTACTGCGCGGGCATCTCAAAATTATCGGCTCACAAGAAACGACGCAAACCAGCACGGCGCTGGACCATTTGTCTGCCGGGCATTCTGGTGCGCTGCATAGCCACGGTGGGGTTGAACCGGGGAACGGGAACTCAGGAGGCCCGCAGTGATTTTTTATCTGAATGGGGTTTTAACGGATCAAACGGGGGTGGTAAATCCGCTGCCGCGCGCTGTCATCATTTCGCTGTTTTCCTGGCGCCGGGCTAACCCTGATGATAATGCACCGCAGCCACTGGGCTGGTGGGGCGACACATTCCCGACGGTAACGGGCGACCGCATAGGCTCGCGGCTGTGGCTGCTGGGCCGGGAAAAAATCACGAACGAAACGCTGAACAGGGCGCGTGATTATGCAATTGAAGCGCTGCAGTGGCTGCTCGATGATGGTGTTACTGCACGTATCGACGTGACATCTGAGCGCGCGGGGCTGGACTCTGCAGTGCTGAAAATTGATATGTATCGGCGAGATGGCACTGTGTGGAATCTGCGTTTCGACAATTACTGGAGTCTTTTAAATTATGGCTGACAGCGAATTTTATCGCCCGGCACTGCCCGAACTGATCACTCAATTACGCAACGACATTTTATCGCGGTTCGAATCTGATGAAATTTTAAGACGTGCAAACGCTGAGGTATATTCCCGCGCCACCGCCGCCGCGGTGAATACGCTTTACGGCTATCTTGATTATCTCGCCCGAAATATTTTCCCCGACCTTGCAGATGAAGCGTGGCTCTACCGACACGGAGAATTAAAAAAATGCCCGCGGAAAGAGCCCACAGCCTCTGGCGGCTGGGTGCGCTGGGATGGGGCGGCCGACGGAATAAACATCAGCACTGGCACGGAAATTCAGCGTGATGATCAGGTTACGTTCATAGCCACAGCGGACGTGATTTCAGCCGGGGGCATACTTCGTGTGCCGGTCGATTGCGAAATTAGCGGCACAACGGGTAATACCGACGACGGGATTAAATTGTCGCTGGTCAGCCCGGTAACGGGGCTGAGTTCCACGGGGCAGGCGGACACGATAACCGGCGGCACGGATCTAGAACCGGTTGAGCAGTGGCGCTCACGAATTATCGATCGCTGGTACTACGTGCCACAGTCGGGCGCTGATCCTGATTACGTGGTCTGGGCTGAAAGTGTGCCCGGCATTACGCGAGCGTGGACCCTGCGCAACTGGGCTGGGCTGGGCACGGTTGGTGTTTTGTGCGCGACCGACGACGACGTAGACCCGGTGCCAACGCCCGAAAAAATACAGGAGGTGTACGATTACATCGCCCCGAAATCACCCGTTGCAGGTTCAATGCTGTTCGTTTTTGGGCCGGTGGTTCGCACTGTTGATTTCCAGATCCTGCTTAATCCCGATAACGAAAACACGCGCGCAGCTGTAACGAAAGAGCTGAAAGCCTTTTTGAAACGAGACGGGCAGCCCGAAGCGGTGCTCGAACTGTCACGAATAAATGAAGCTATCAGCACGGCGACCGGTGAATGGAGCCACACGCTGCTCAATCCGGCAGCAGACATTGTGCTGGGAGAAATTGAGTTGCCGGTGGCGGGGGCGTTTACGTGGACACCGTAGAGCTAGAATATAATTATTTCCGGCTGCTGGAGAATCTACTGCCGCGCGGCCCGGCGTGGAGCGAGAACGATCCGCTGATGGGGGGCATTGCCCCGTCGCTGGCGGCTGTTCATGTTCGCGCGGGCGAACTTATTACTGAAACAGATCCGCGGCAGACGGTGGAGCTGATCGACCGCTGGGAGCGAAATTGCGCGTTGCCCGATTCGTGTTCCGTTCCCGGCACGGAAACTCTACAGCAGCGGCAGGCGCGGTTGAATGCGAAGATAAATTTAATCGGCGGAATTACCGAAGATTTTTATTTATCACAGTTGGCGGCGTTGGGTTATCCGGACGCGACAATCACAAATTATTACGATGATATTTTTTTATGCACTTCCGATTGTACCGACTCGTTATACGGCGAGGAATGGCGTTTTGTGTGGGTAGTTAATTTCACCCAGGAAACAAACGTATATGAAATGGTCTGCGTGGGGCAGTGTACGGACCCGCTCAGATATTGGGGCGAAACTGTCGCTGAATGCGTAATAAATAAATTATGCCCTTCGCACACGGTAGTGTTATTCACTTATCCAGAAGTAATCCCGAAGATCTACGCGGGGGATTACATTGTTTCACCGGGTGGTGCTGCTGAATACAGATTCAATTACCCGGAACAGAAAATTGATACCGTTTTCGATGGTGCACAGATACAGCTACTGGCCCCGCCCGGTTCCGTGGAGCCAGTAGTATTTACCGGTGTTGATCATCCTGAAGTCGCCACATTAAGCGCCGCGGGGTTGCTGACTTTGCACGATGCCGCGGAGTTTACGGCAACTATTACGGATGCCGCCGGGGATATCTGGTTATTTTCACTCAGCCCCTCAAAGTTCCTGATGTCTGACGGCGTTAATCGTAACTACGCTGACGCGGTCACGTTCTCGCAATCAATTGGAGGCAGGCTGGGAACGCAGCAGGAGTTAACTGCGGGTCCCGGTATTAGGTCTGTAGGGTCTGCATTTGGCGAATGGGGCGATTTCACAAACAACGGCTCAGACTGGAATTACAGCAATTACGGCCCCAAAAGTTGGACGTCTACGGCGTGGAGCGTGCCGCCATCGAATTTGCACACAACTCCTGGGGGATATTCGACGGTAAATATAAAAAACGGCGAAGTGACATTTACCGAAGATGACGCTATTAGCGGGGTGTACGAATTAAATGGGATGAATATTTACATTCTTCCGAAAAACGATGTTGTCACATATAAGCTAAGCCCGGAGGGAGATCAGTCATTAGCAGTATTTATTTATCCGTCGCAAAAAATAACCACCGTATTTGATGGGGCTCAAATCCAACTGACAACACCGAGTATTGCGGTTCAGCCTGTAACATTTTTCAGTAATAATACAGATGTTGCCAGTGTTACAAATACGGGGCTTATTACGCATCATAATACCGGGGAATACACAATTACGCTGCGTGATGCAAATGGTACCACCTGGACGTTTACCCAGCATCCGACTAAGTTTTTTTATCCCGCACAAGGCCCTGACAGATTGCAGCAGGATGCAATCGATTATGCTGCATCAATTGGTGGGCGTATTCCAGATGAGAGCGAATATCTACCTTCAAATAATAAGACTCGCCTGCCTGGATCCGTGTTCGGTGAGTGGGGTAATTTTAGATATAACGGTAGCGATTGGGGGAGCGAATTTGGTAAAACAAATATTCTTGTCTGGATGTCGCGGAGTGGGTACTACGCAAATTTAGAAAAGGGCAATGACGTGTCTACAGCCCCAACAACTGTGCATTCGACAGTTGTTATATTTGATGCGGCACCAGATATTAACAATTACTGATTATAAATAATGAGGGCACTATGCATCGTATAGATTCCAGCACGGTACAAAAGGATAAATTCGGGCCAGGTAAAGACGGCTTTACGGGTGGTAACCCGCAAACGGGAACGGCCGCTACGGCATTAAACTCTGACTGGTTTGATTCTGCTCAAGAAGAAATATGCACAGTAATTGAAACGGCCGGAATTGTGCTTGATAAATCAAAGCGTAACCAGCTTTATGCAGCAATTCAGAAAATACTTGGTGATGGCACCGCCGGATTTGGTGGCGTAAAAAAAGTTAACAATATCGCGCCAGACGCAAACGGGAACGTTAACGTGGGTACGGTGAAAAAAGTTAACAGTACTGCGCCGGATGGGGACGGCAACGTTAACGTAGGTACGGTGAAAAAAGTTAATAATGTCGCGCCAGACGCAAACGGGAACGTTACTGTTTCAATACCGGGGCAGGCCGTTACGAGCGTTAATGGCAAAACTGGTGTTGTTGTTTTATCAGCGGCAGATATTTCCGGCACTGTCAGGAAAGTTAATAATATAGGTCCTGATGCGAGCGGTAACGTGACAATTAGCGTTTACACGCAAGCGCAAGCAAACGCGAGATATGTACAGGGCATGCGCCTGAGCGCGCAGGTATATATCAACAAAGAAGGCGATCACGATCAGACATTCGCGTGCCCGGCGGGCTGCGTAGTTACAACTGTTAAAATTAGTGATGGCGGCGGTAGAGACGATAATATTCAGTCTGTAGGGTATAAATCTGTGCAGCAAAACATTAACGGCTCATGGGCAAATATTGCGGGGTAAGGAATTTATGCAGCTTATTAATTTACAACAATATTCACCGGAGGAAAAAATCCTCGGTGAAAACGTTCTCTATTTTATTGATGAGGGGGGAATGGACTGGTACGAATCTCAGGCCTTGTTCACCAGACGTTATAAATTACTTATTAATACAAGTGACGGCGTCATTCGCTCAATTGATACGGATGCGTCAAGATTGTTTCCCGAGGGAATGTCAGTTGTCGAGGTGGACGAACTGCCAGAAGGGTGCACGCCAGATAATGCCGCAGCAGGGGCGTGGCTATTCGATGGCAATGAAGTGAAAGCAGTCCCGGAACAAGTGTTGATGGCACAGCGTAAACCCCCGCTTGTCGAATTAACAACCGCTGCTTTTGCCCTTCAAATTCTTATTGATAATGGCACTGCAACTAAAGAGCAAATTAAAAAAAGTAAAGAAATAAAAAATCAGATTGTAAATATAATGACGAATTCAGAAAAATAACCCCGGAACTTTCGCGCCGGGGCATTTCTAAATACCCTGGCTAACCCTCTTTCGCCCGGTTAAAAAATCGTAAAACGGAATACATTAACAAAGAGTTCAACAAGGCTGTGATTAGCAGTGCAGCCAGTGCGTAACACAAGTCCCACAACTCCAAATCAATAAAGCCATATCTTTTGGCTAAGTACCGAAACAGTTCGAGTTCAGGGACTATGGCAAAAAAAGCAACGAAGATTATTGAGAAAGTTATCGCAAAAAAATGCCAGGCAAGTAAAAATCTCTTAATATTCATTAGTATACCTGTACAGTCCCGAACGATTCCAATTGAGAAGTTATCATTGTCGATGGGGTGCTTAGTACGGCACTCAAAAAAATATTGTAATGATCTGAGTTTACAAACGTAATGCACCCCTTGCTTATTCCCCGCCAGCCAGCCGGATGAAGTCTGAAGTTCCCCCTTTCTACATCGTTGATAAATGTATGGTCGTCAATGCTGGAATCCTCACGGTACAGAGCCAGCCAGAGGAAATGGTTTGAGCCTGAAATCGCAGAGTACGCAAGGTCCTTTATAAAGTGCTTTGCTCCACTTCCTGGCCTGGCAACGATGTGATATCTGCCGGGGGGAAGGGGGCCAGAATCTGGCACGTCTGCTGCATCAGCGTTATTCCTTAATGGGCCAACTAGCCCTGAATAGGCTGGAAAGAAACCAATCCCAGGGCAGCTCAGGTTTGATAGAGAACTGCCGTTGAGATGGAATGTGCAGCGGATCAT